TGGTTTTCATTACTTCTTCCCACGCCGCTTCTCCGTCCCAGCCTGCTGTACGGATAGCACCCATAGTAACCACTAGAATATCTACAAGTGCGTCAAGTTGTTCTACTTTGTCGCCTGCTTCTACTGCTGCTTGAAGCTCGTTATATTCTTCTTCGATTAGTCCTAGATACATAGTATAGTTTGCGCAATTTACTTCTTGATCACACGCTTTCTGAAACGTGTCAATATCTTTAAATGGATTTGTCATTATTACCCCATAAAATGTTCTGGTGCAAATTCTACTGGACCGTCTGAATATTCTTGTCCTAGTGTTAATGTATCTTCTGGTTTTTCATCTGAGTATGCCAAGATACTTTCAGTTTCAACCATTCGAAATTCTTTTTCTTCATTCCCGTCGTTGATAAGCATACCGCGAGTCCAACGACCGTGTTCTACAAGAATCCAATCACCTATGTTGTACGGATCTGTGTTACGAGGACCTTTTGAATAAACTTTACACCAACGCGGATAAATGCCCCGAGTCTTACCGTCATCGTTACTAATGACCAAACCGCTTTTAGTAGTTTGTTCACCAAAGTACATATCAGTAACTAATACACGATTTCCAATCGCACGGGGGATTCCGTTTATAGCATTAAGATTCGCCATTATTCACCTTTCTTTACAAAATTGCCTTCTTCGTCTTCAACCCAATCACCAGATGCTGCGCCAGCATCATCTACTGACTCAACTGGTTCATCAACTTTAGGTGCTGCTTTCTTTTTGGAAGTTGTTTTCTTTGTTTCAACTACTTCGTCTTGTACAGTGTTACGACTTGTAATTACTTCGTCTTGTACTCTTGCTTGTTTTGTTTCGTAATAATCTTTTAATACATCTTCACGTTTACGAATAATCTTGCCACCTGGGCCTAATTCGTCTCCGCGTGCATTAACACGAGCATTGCCTACAGCAGGAGTTAATTCGTTACGCTGACGTAACAAGTCCATATCAACAACCTTACCGTTTGCTGATCTGTATTGTCTTTTTGCTTGAGCTTTTTGTACCATAACTTTCTCCTAAATTATAACTATACTTATCTTAAGAACTCTCTCCAGTCTAGGTCAAACTGGATTGAGTTAATGCGGTGTACACCTATTAAATATAACACATAACTAGCAACACTTGATCCGCGTCCTACACCCCATACAATATTATTTTCACGCATAAAATCTACTAGATATATCATATACTGAAGTAATGGTAACATACCTCGTACTTCATACTCGTCTAGTTCTTCCATACAACGATACCAGTTTTTACTGGCTTGTGCCGCCGCTCTACTTTTAAAGCCTTCTACTTGATGTAGTTTAGATAATACTATAGAGCGTACATCTATATTCTTGTATTTTTCAGGCATAAACCATTCACCTTGACATACACCATCAAAAGTCTTTTGATCTACATCTAATGGAATATATTTTTGTAATGGTGACATACCTTGTTCTTCCATTGCGGTATTGAACTTGTCTACATCGTCATTTTCGTCACATAATACCACATGAACTTTATCCGCATGACCACTATAGATCATATCTATAAGGTCGCGGTTAGAGAAGCGGGGTATACCTAGTTCGTCTGTTTTCATAAGCATTAATGTATTTTAACTGATATTAATCAGATTGTCAAGTCCATCGTCAAGATTTTCTTGACTTTCTTGGTACTTTTTAGCCTGGCGGCTTTGATATTCTAATTTATGTGCGTCTAATTGAGATACAATTTGTTCTTTTAAGTATGGATTGGGTGTTTGCCAATAAATTTTAGTTAGTCTAGAAATATTTGCTTCTAGTTCTTGATCAGTAAGAGTAGGTATTCTTTCAAAAGGATCATTCATTATTAACTAAATTGTCCTACAAAATCAGCAAAAACATTTCTGCCACCATCATATGTATAAAACTCTACAATAGTAACATCAGTAGATGAATTAATTACAAATTCACCATTAACTAAGTTATCTTTCCATACTTGAGAAGTTATAATATTACCAGCACTTTCAGATGCCCAAATAATTTTTCTTGAAACACTTTCAAAACTAGTCATAGCAACTTGTACCTTTGCTAGTCCATTATCTGGCCATTCGCGAATAGTTATAGTAATACCATTTGGAAAAGCGGCTACATTATAATTCAATTCTAATGCTTGGAAGTGTCCTCTGTTGTAATCTAAATCAACAGCAGTGCTTACATTACCTAAACTATTAAATGCTAGTTGTGCTTCTTGTAATTGAATTTTTTGTAGTGTATTAAAGTTAGCATAGTTGGCAATGTTATTCTTCAAGGTGGTATCTTGAAGATCTTCAATTTCTGCTTTAGCCTCTCCTAAACTGTCTTTGATAAATTTAAAGTTATCTCTAAATCCTTGAGATTCATTATCAATACCAGCGATCGGAAACGCTTCGTCTATGTCTAAATATTTTATATTACTTGCCACTTTCTATTCTCCAGTAGTATTTATATTGATAGATTGTTTCTAGGCCACACAATGAATTGCGGGTTACTATTACCAAGGGTAGCATCAATTAAGTATCTATCAACGTAATAATCGATTTCAGTAAAACTATAACCTGTTTCTTCTAAATGGTTATTAATTTTAAGTAATAATTCTTTTGACCTGCCAGGCTTACAGTATGCTATAGGAATTGCTCTAACATATCCGGGCTGTCTACCAGTGTCATCTTGTCTTGTTCTCATCCATAATGGCAAGAAGTCATTATCAACTTCACCAATATCTAATAAACGTTTACGCATATTTGTAATAGTACTAATATGTAGTTGAGCGTTGTCATTAGGATTAATGTCACTATCAACAGTTATCACAGAACCATCTGGTCTAAAGAAATACGGATCGTCTTCGTTTAATGTTACATTGTCACTTGTTAAAGGACCTTTAGCAAGATCAGTATTTGTTTGGTCTGCTGTAATAACATTTTGATTATCTAGTGTAAAGATTTCATTAGGTGAAATAATATCTTCAGTATCTTCGCCACGTTTTTCATTTGGATCTAATAACTCAAAGTAAACAACTTCGTAACGCACATCGTCGACTCCTAATGAACGTGCTGTTGCTGTCTTTATTCCGCCTATACGTAAACTGCGAGGCTTGTGTGCGTATGCTACTGCTGACGCAAAGGCTGAATATGGTCTTGCTTCTAGTCCAGCAAATATCAACGACTTAAGATCTTTTTGTACACCAAAGTTTTCATCGTATGCTCTATAAATTAAATCTGAACTGAATATGTTACTGTTATTAATAAATGATAGCCATGATGTTTTGACATCTGTTTTTAAGAACGGTTTAATTTCAACATTACTATATGCTCTATCTTTCAACGGACTTACAAATACTGTAAATGTTCTAGTAAGAGCATTAATAGTAAAGCCGTCTTTTGCTTCTACAGTAAATGTATAACGTCTGTCAAATGTAGTTGTACCGCCATCAAATGTTAAGTAACCGTTATCAAAAATACTAATACCCGGTTTATCTTTAGAACTGAACTGTCTAACCTTACCAATAATTTCACCATCTTCAATAAGTGTTAATCCGTTTGGTAATTGTCCGTCAACAAGTTTGTAAACAACAGTTGTTCCTGGGAATGTACTTTCTGCTTCAAGTTTTAATGTACTAATAGAGTTAGCAGTAATTTCTCCAAGGTCTTCTGGTGTAATCCAAGTAATTGCGCCATCAGCAGCACCTTGAATTCTAAGACTAAATTGTTTACGTTCTGAAATGTATTCATCGTCGTCTAATGCTGTAATAGTAGTTTCAAAACCAAATACTTGTGTATTACTAGTGCTACTAAATTGTAAAGAAGTTTTAAATGATATTCTAGTATATGTTTCGTCATTATCAAACCAACCAGTATATGAGCCTGCGTCTACTTCTGTAACAGAAATTACAGGAACATTCTTTCCACTAACAGGGTCAAATATAGTTGCGTCAACAATGTTTTGAGCATCTGCGTCTGATAAACTTTTTACAAATATATCGCTATCACCGGCTTCAAATGCTTTAGCAAGATATCCGTATATTACTTCTCTATCGCCTACACTTGCGTTATAACGTGTTGCTTTAATTGTAAAATTAAAATCTCTAGTTACTTGAGGTTGATATGGATACTTACCAGCAATTTCTCCAGTAATGATATCTAATGATAAACCTTCAGGTAATACACTAGGTGTTCCGTCTAAGTTTACTGGTTCCAACGCATAATCAATTGGACCTATGATTGTGTTAGGATCAAATATATCAATTATTAATGTAATAAATGAACCAGCACGTTTAACGCCAAGGTTACTAGGTGTAATAAAGATTGGCTTACGAACAAACGTCATGTCTGCTGTAAATAAGTCTTGTGATGATTTAGTACTTACGTTGTCTGCTCTAGCAGCGTCATCGCCTACTACAAATATTTTAAATTTACGTTTAGCAATGTCAGTACCGTCATTAATACTAACAATAAATTCATAATAACGATTTGCCTTCTTAGGTGAACGTGTCGGATCAAATTCATCATAACCTACACTATCATATAAGAAACTATCATAACCACTTTGTGATTTAATAGCATAATCATAAGGACTAAAGTCGTAACGATCAAAATCGTATCCGCCACCTTTAACTGCGGCAGCACTTAAAGGAATGACTGGTTCTGTAAATCCGTATATACGTCCTTCTTTAGTTAGTGTTAGTCCAGGAGGTAATTCTCCGCTTTCATCTTCAATAAAGAATTCTAAAGTCTTGCCTTCTGGTAAATCAATATCTTCTGCTAGTAAGTTAAAGTCAACATAATCTCCATCTAATACGTAATACGTATTATTTGGACCTATAGGTAGATCCCCTTCTGGTGTAAGCCACTCAGGTTCATCTGGTCCTTCAACTAATAACTTAAATGTTCTATCTTCAATTTTAGTACCATTAGCGTATGTTGCTCTAATAACAAAATTGTATTCTGTTGTGTTAGAAACTTCTAACGGAGTTCCTTTAAGTCTTAATCTTTCAACACGCAATCCTGCTGGTAACTCACCACTAATAACACTAAAGTTGATATCGTTAAGTCCGGTCTTTTCTCCTAGGCCATTTGGTAACACAGGTTGTCCATAATATTGTTTTGCTAATAGATATGGATATGTACTTGTTAATGGATTTTCTTTTTCACAACTTGAAAAGTAAGCATAAGTTCCTGTAGGGTATTCAGGTGTAACACAATAACGTCCATTGTATTGATCTAAAGTTCCTAGACCTTGTTCGTAAACCCAATCTTCTTCGTATGAACCATCTGGTGTGCTTCCGTCTTGACGCAAGTCGTCTCTGACTTTATAACTAGACGTCATAAACTCTAAAGAACTAGCAGAATCCATTGGATCAGCATAACCAATACTTCCGTAAATAGGATAACCATCATACGCATAACCTATAATAGGACTATGAGATACTCCAGTTACGTAAGTTGTCCAATCTTGTTCTAGCAGTGTTTGAATTGTTTGATTACTACGATTAACTACATTGTAACTATAGTTAGGATTAATATCAACTTCTATATCCCCGCCTCTAGTTCCTACGGTAAAACTTGGAGAAGTTTCATCAAGAATAAAACCAATTTTAGTAGTTCTTGTTTGAACAACTGCTCTGTGATCATTAACAATTAAACTTCCAGGATTTTCTAAGTTAGCAATATATACAGTACCGTTTTGCCAAACAATTTCATCAATTTCATAATTGCGAGTATTATCGTACTCTCCTTTATATAATACTGGTTTAAGATAAAGTTTTAAAGGATCTTGTCTATAATGATAATCGCCAATTGAACTTGGAGGGCCGGATCCATCTTGTACACTAGCGCCATTTTCAATAAACACTTGACTTATTTTAGTGTACTCAACACCTTCTAGAACATCTACATCATCTAAAGCATGGTTGTAAATAGGTACACCATTTGTAGCAACAGCAACAGAGCCAGTTGGCAAGGCTACTTTTACAGATGGAGTTGTAGGGAATCTTGGCATCGTAAACAAGTAATCTTGTACACGAGCAGGGAAACTATTTTTATTATTAGGATATGGACCATAAGCATGTTCCGGCAACCCACCTGACGAAACATAAAACTGTTGATCATCAAAGTCTGTAAATGTTGATGAACCGGTGAATTGATCTGTTTGTATGATGCTTGTTGCAGCACCTAAGTTTATAGGAAGTAGAATATCAAATGTTTCACCTTCTGATATTTCTGGATCAAACTCCTCCCAGTAAGAAGTATTTCGCGGTAATATATTTGAACCGTTAACAGCAGGATTATCTTTGATAGCACGATAAGTCTTTCCGTTGAAAGTTACAACATCATTAATAACATAAGATGCTGTGATATCGTAATCTGCTCCTAAAAGTACTGTTCCGAGATTATAGTTAGATTGTTGCTTCCAAACGCTTGTTGCCATCGATACCTACCTTTTGCAGTATTTATCGAAACTACGCAGGATCAGTAGTTGGGTTTTTGCCGCCTCTAAAAGTAATTCCGCCACCGTTAATAACTCTTAATGGTCCTTTTGCTACATCTCTTTTAGCCTTATTAAAAGGATTGAACAAGTATCTATTTGGTCCACCTAGTAAACTAGTAGCATTAGTATAATCGTTATCTAACCCAGTGTCATTAAGTTGATTAGTTTGAGCGTTGTTAATAAACCAATCTTGTAGTTGTTGCGGAGTTGCTTCTGGATTGGCTTGCAAGTATAAAGCACCTAACCCGCATACTTGTGGAGATGCCATTGAAGTGCCTGAAATACTCATACATTTATAAGAAGTGTTTAGTGGATACGGTTGTTCCACACTACTAAATCTATTTGTAGTAGAACACGTACTCATAATGCCTGTACCAGGTGCGTTTATATTAACACCAGGTCCGTGTTCACTTGATGTTGCTCTAATCTCGCCGCCAGCTACATTATCATCAATGTTACCAACTATCATAGCTCTTGCACTAAACGGAGATCCTCCGCGATGGTAATAATAAGAAGTTCCTGAAGATTTTGTATAATAGTTATCGTAGTCAACACCGCCAAGAACGTCAATCTTTTGATATGAGTTACCTGCGGCAATACAAACGTGTACACCTTCATCAATAAGTTCTTCAATATCAGCATCAACAGATGCTACACGTACAACGTGTCGATAACCACTTAATCCTGTATACACTCCGACCATACCTTTTGATGTATCTCTGCTAGTTCCAGTCCAAGGAGTTCCTCTGTAGTTGCCTCCTGTAATATCAGTAAAATAATTACCGTATCCCCAACTCATGTTTACAATAGTAGGACGCTTTTTACCTGTTTTAGGATCTACATCTTTGTTTCTGTGCCATAGTTTAATAACATCAAAGCAATCAGTTATTGAAATGCCTGTACCAGTATCACCCGAACCTTCTAAGCCATTTACTTTAACTGAATAAATTCTAGCATTTTTTGCCCAGCCATAGTTTTTACCTGCGGCAATACCTGCGCAGTGTGTTCCATGTCCGTCATAATCTCTATAGTGGTTAGCATTTTGTGTTCCTGCTATTCCACTTTCTTGGTACCAGTCAATTAATTGTACTCGACTGTTTCCTTGTGCGTCTGTAAATTCTGGGTGAGTATAATCTAATCCTGAGTCTTGTATAACAACATCTACACCGGTGCCATCTAAACTATAATCGTGATTTAGTCCCGCAGGCGCACTTGTACTTGTATAAGGATTAATTTCTCTATCACAACGTAATAAGCCCCAATTAACTCTTTGATTAGTTATAGTCGATCCAGTTCTATCCATCAACCCGCCTGACTGCGTTGCCCAGTGACCAATTTCAATGTCGTCTCTGTCTTGTGGAGGAATTTGTACGTCATCAACTCTGCTGTCATTACGTAGAGTTGCTGCTTCTTCATCTGTTAGTGAATAGTGTGTATTACGTTTTGAGCCTGGACGAGCGTTTGCTACATCAACTGAACGACCTGGAATATCTCCATCGCCTGTTGTAGCAATCATTTCTGCGTTAAACGCTTCGTAGTCAACCCCTGCTTTTAGTGTTACAATATATTCTTTTTCAGCCATTGTTTAAACCTTACGCGATTGTAATTGTGCCGTTCATTGTTCCGCCGTGTACTTCACAAGCATAGTAAAGTGTACTAGGTGCGTCCATTGGAATAACCCAAACAAGAACACCTTGATTATTACCACTAGTACCAGTTGTGTAAAGGTTACCGGAATCGTAACCTACTGCACCTGGATCAGTAGTTTGGAATGCTATAGGATGACTTGCTCCGTTAGCAGTGTTATTAAATACATAAGTATGACCTCTATACAATGTTAATGCTGGATCACTTGTTGCTGAAACAAAACCAGGACCAGTAAATGTAAATGCTGTGTTTGTACCGTCATTACCTAATACCCATCCAATAGTTGGACTTAACATTGGCATCCAATTGCCTGAAGTATAAACGTGTGGTTGTGGGAGTGTTGAATCTTCAACAAATGCTATGTCACCGTTTGTACCGGTAAAGTCTGTACCTAAGTCTGCTAGTGTGTACAACGAGAAGTTAAGCAATCCGTCAATAATATTTAATCTTCCTGTTGGAATACTTACTTCAATGTTTGTGTCTGATTCAAGTCTTGGAATACCAGCACCTGAAGTTTCAATTATTTCAGCATCAATTCTTGCTGCTGTAATGTTACCGTCAACAATAACATCACTTAAGAAGTTAGTAACATTATCTACTGAAAGCGAACTACTGTCTGTAGTAGCAATACTAGTGCCTACAATTTCAACACCACTTAATACAACCGGTCCACTTGACAAGTTTTGTAAACTTACAGATCCAGCAAGACCTGCGTTAAGAGCAATAGTACCGTTAACTGAACTTATGCCTAAGCCGCCGCCTGTAGTTTCTTCTTGTAAGTCTGAACAAAGTATTGCGCCAGTGTAAGTTGTTTGTGTAGCACTAATAGTTGTGTTTGTTGTAATTTCGTGGAAGTTATTATCTACATATTGTTTTGTAACTGCGTGTAGCGGACTAGTAGGATCTTGTGCTAGTGTTAAATCACCTAACATTGGAACCAAACCACTTGTTGGTAGTTTTGAATTATCTTCAATAGTAATGTTAGCACTACCATCAAATGATACACCGTTAATTGTTCTCGCAGTTTCTAGTGTAGTTGCTGTAGTTGCTGCGATAGTACCAATTGCTGTTAAGTTTCCTGTGATACTCAAGTTACCTACTGTAGTATCGCCAGTTACACCTAGTGTTCCTGTAACAGTAGTATTACCTGTAATAGTAGCATCTCCACCTACTGAAGCATTACTCGATGCCGTTAAATCACCAGTTACGCCAAATGTACCACCAACTGTTAAGTTGCCAGTGTTAGTTTGGTTGCCAGTTACACCTAATGTACCACCTACTGTAGCATTACCAGTGGCATCCATTGTGCCAGTATCGACAGCCGTAGTAGTTATAGTATTTGCTGTTGAGTCAAGAATTACAGTACTACCGTCTGCTGTGTAAACATCACCTTCTGTATCACCTTGATGTATACCTTGGAACTCACCAAAGAATACTGCCACGCCGTCTACGTTTGCTGTAACATCTGCGTCAATAATTACTGTTGTGCCATCGTTACCGTATACAGTATCACATTCAATTGTACTTGCTGTGAGTCCACCGTTGAAAGTAGCCGCAGTTCCTGTATTAATTGCTCCTGTTACAGTAGCATTAGTAAGATTACCAAAAATTAATTCGCCGTCTGCTTGACTGGTAGTAGCATTCCATAATCTATTACCTCCAGAAGTGTCGTAAACATCGCCTTGTAAACCTATGCCAGCAACCGCAGGATCAAAAGCAATGTTGCCTGATAATGTAGTAGGACCAGCATAAATGTTGCCAACCCAAAGTTCGCCCCAAGCAATACCGGAGTCAGTTGGATCACTACCAATGGTGTAAGATGAAACACCGTCTGCGCCTGTTCCTAATTCTGGAGTTAAATTAGAAGCAATTGAACCGTTAATTGTTACACTGTCACCGCCATCACCTATGTTGATATTACCTGTAGCAGTTATAGTGCCGTCAATGTTAATATTACCTGTTCCAATAATATCGTTTCCTCTTAGATGTAAATCTCCATCTAGGAAAGGATCATTTGGATTTGCTTGTGCTTCTGTGTAGAAAGGATCTCCTGCTGGAATACTTAAACCTGCTACTACACCACCGCCTGATGCTGGGTTACCACCTGCTGTTGTACCATCACCTACAAATATTTGTTTATTATCTGTAGTATAGATTAGTTCGCCTTCTGCTGGTGTTATGTTTTGGCGTTCTGCATCTGTGCCACGTCTTAGTTTGAATGCCATTTTATTATTTCTCCATTTTTGGTAATATCAACTTATATGTATTTATTAAAATCATACTTATACAAGACTCCCGCCGTCAATAGTTGCCGACGATGGATTATTAAGTGTTCCCATATCAATTGGGAATTGGCTTAAAATGTACGGTATAACTCGTTGGTATGAGCCTGTTATAGGACCAAAGTCAAAACTTGTAAGTTCTGATTCAAGGTCTAATACATCTATACCATTAACTAAACCTGTTACATTACCTGTTACATTACCAATAAAATTTGCTGCTGTAACAGAACCAGTAATGTTAATGTTGCCAGTTCCTGTAATGTCATTGTTGTTTAAATCTAAATTTGCGCCTAATTGCGGAGCAGGGTCGTTTGATAAACTTGAAGCACTACTATCAATTGTTAAAGTAGTTCCCGAAAGTGTTGTTGTTATATTACTGCCACCGTTAATAGTTAATGTGTCAGTTCCTAAAACTAAGTTAGAAGTTATTGTGCCGTCACTAACACTTAAATCGCCAACAATGCCTGAAGTGATTTCAATAGTGTTTGGATCAGTTGTGTCATCTAAAGTAATACCTGTGCCAGCAAGTAGTTTTTTAAATTCAAACTGTCCTTCGTTTTTACGTAAAAATATTCCTACACCTTGTGCGTCACCTACGTTTAAACCGGTATTATCAATACCTAAGTTAACATTTAGGTAATCAAAGTTAGCATTAATCTTCTGGAAGGCATCTCTGATATTATCGCCAGTACCGTCGTTTGCGTTCGATCCTATGTTTATAGTTTGAATAGCCATCTTTACTCCTTACTGTATTTATCAGCCCCTTATAATCTACCTACTGCTACTTCAATTACACCTTCTTCTGAAGTGTCTTTGTTTTCTAAAGCCTTACCAATTATTGTACCAACTCTGCCTGGATCGTTCCAAACCATTGCGTATCCTGGCTTAGCCGCTGTAACAAGTAGGTCGCCTTTTTCAACTTTACCAATTACTTTACATGGTACACGACCTTGTAGTGCTATTTCAGCAACGTGTTCACCTGGGCAATCACTGTTCATTGAGTATGCTGGGTTAGTTGTTACAACACCTGCTACTCTAAAGTTTGCTTTAACATCAGTTGTAGTAACTTCTTGTTCTCCGCCAAATACTAGTACAGTGCCTGGCTCGTAATCAGCATCTGCTGTATACTTCTCTGCCAAGTCAGCGTATGTAGCGTCTAGTTTAGATCCACTGCTTAGACTCCAATCACCTGTAATAGTTCCTGCTGTTGTATTAGCACCAGTTGTAATTGCTGTTGTTCTAACAGTATTAGAATATGTTGCGTCCCAGAAGTTACTAGTACTACCTAAGTTACGTGTACCAGTTGGAACAATGTTAGAATCAACACTAGCAGTAATAGTTAATGTATCGCCTGTCGCATTACCAATGTCTGTATTTCCTTGTACAACAAAGTTTCCACTTACTGTAGCAGAACTTAGAGCAGCATCAGCAAACTGAACATCAGCAACACTTCCGCTCATTACTTCACCTGATACAGATCCATCTTTAATAAATGTAAACTTACCTGCGCTATCATCATAACCAAAGAAACCAACTTTTGCGTTAGAGCCATCGTGCCAGCGGAATAATATACCTCTGTCTTTGTTATCGTCTGTGCTTGGAGCAGCATCGCCGCCTAGTGTAAAGATTGGATCATCTATTGTTACTACTGTACTGTTAACTGTAGTTGTGGTTCCATTAACAGTTAAGTTACCTGATACTGTTAAGTTGTCATCAATAGTAACACCATAGTCACCAAGTGTTCCAGCGTCACCTGTATCTTGTGATCTAATTACAAGTGGATTAGTACTACTTGAAGTAATTAAATCTCCACTTAGTTTTAAGTTACCTACGTCAACACTTACAGATGTTACTTTACCATTTGAACCAGTAAGTGATATACTATCACCTACTCCATTAGTAACATACAAGTTGTTAGCAGTTAAATCGTTAACGCCAGTTAAGTTACCGTTGTCACCTACAAATAGTACACTGTTGTCGAAGTCTCTAACAACAAGTTTGTATGGATCTTGGACAGTGCCTACGCCTGTTCTTTCAATAATATCTTGGCTACTAAGTTGTAACGCAACAATGTTAATTTTACCATCACTATCTGTTTTTACAATGTGTGCTGTAGAGTCCGCCTGTCCGTTGTCAATTGGTAGAATGCTGTATGTTTCAGCACTACTTCTTTCAATTAAGCCTACTGATGTTCCTGGAATGTCTGAGTGTAGAATACCGTTACCTTCATCTACAACAGTTTGGAAACCAATTTGTCCAACAGCACCTGTGCCAGCAGCACTTCTACCTAATACAGTATCTGTACCAACCCAACTTAGTTTGCTTGAGTCTAAACCAGTGCCTGTAGATGTAGCAGTTTTATATTGTACAAAACCGTCAGTAAGTGTAAACATATCTTCATCATATGTTGACAAACCAAGTGTTGCTTGTACTTGTTTTGATGTACCTGTTGGTGCTGATGCTCTTGTAGTAGCAACATTCATTAGCAGTTTGCTTTGAGCAATATCTGCGTTTGAGTTTACATCAACGTCGAGTATAACATTATTAGCAATCTGCCAATAACTTGTTCCGCCGAACACACCTTCTAAACGTAGTCCAGTTGCCGCTGGGTTAGAAACAGTAACGTTTGCTGTTTGAATATTATCATGCGGGAATGGAGGTTGATCGTACGCACCATTGATTAAAATACTAACTGCTTGTACACTTCCGTTTACGTCAACAGCGTCAATTTGTACTTGTGCTTTTGGATAAGGTTGTCCTTGTGGATCGTTTGAAATAACTCCACCTACTAGTTCAACAACATCTCCTACAGTATAGTCAGCACCAGCAATACCAAGTTTAGCATCAACAGTTCTTAACGAGAATTTAAAGTCGTTGAATACATCGCCTGTTTGGTTAGTACCGTATGACAATGGGAATGATGATTCGTATGGTAACATATCAGTTGCTGTTTGAGCAGCACCGCTTCCAATGTTAATAGTGTCACCAAACTTAGGTGTGTTATTAACATCATCTGGAATGTATCTCATTCTTGGGTTATTGCCGCCTAAATCTCTATATTCAGCAAATATACCAGTAGCACCACTTGGTGAAGCAACAAATGTCGCACCTGAAGTCGCTGTTCCTGAAGTTTGTGATAAATCAATTGGTACTTCGTACACGCCAGTAAACATTAATGTATCACCTGCTATTGCGCCAGCAGTTTCAACATCGTATAAGTTGCTTAATTGACTTGACACACGCACCGCTGAGTCTACATAAATCTTAGTTGCGGCATCGTCTGAGTTAATTGGAGCAATCAAGTTAGTAGCAGTGTATGTACTATTAAAGTTTAGACTACCTTCTAATGGAGTTTTACCGTTAAGAGCAACATATCCTGGACCAATACGTAAGTTAGATGGCAATCTACCTGAACCAGTACCTAAGTCACCGTGTATAATACCTAAACGTTTGTCAATGTATTGTCTGGCAGCAAATTCAGTTGGTACTGCGTCTGGAGCGTTATCTGTAAATTCTTCGTCAACGGAGAATTCCTTAACTTCAACACCTCTACTAAACTGTAATCCGTTTACGTTTGAAAGTGCTAGTCGAGCGTTGAATGTAATCTCACCAGTACCTTGGTCAATCTTGAAGAACTCACCAACTCGGAAGTTACCATCTTGGTCTGTACTTGTGTAGAATACTCGTCCGCCGGAGAACTCGTCTGTTTCGCGTGTGTATGAAGGTTGCTTAGGCTCACCATATACAGCATTTGGATAGTTAGTAGTATTATAACCACCTGTACCAACATCAGCAAAGTCATGGTTAGTAGAACGTAAGTTTGAAATACGTCTAGTAATTGTAGCCTTTTCGCCTAATTGTAGACCTGCTTGTAAGATGTTTCTATCTTCTTCTACATCAGATAAAACGTGTACAGGATAACTTAGACCTAAACTTGGTGATCCTGTTAATTCGTTGTTATAATCGTTATTGTTTATAACAATGTAAGGGAATCCTGTTGCGTCAGATCCATCTTCGCCAGCACCAGTAAAGTAGTTGTTAATCTTATGTAGTTCGCCGTTCCAGCCAAATATCATTTGACCACGTTTCAATCTATCAATATCAACATTACTTAAAGTTGTTTCAACAATAGCAATTTTAATATCACCTGCTTTTGAACCATATGTTCTTGTTCCAAGTACTAAGTCAGCAACTTGAGCATTAGTATTATCAACGTTTAGTTTGATAAAGTTAAATCCACTTTGGAATGTAATTTGAGCAGAGTTAGAACCTACTTTATTTCCTAACGCATCATGTGATGAGTAGTCAATTGAGTTATAACCTAGTTCGTCTGTTTCTACAAAGTTAACAGCGTTTGCTTTCTTAACTGGAGTAGGAGCAGCAACGTCATTAAAGATAAAGTTACGATATGCTCTAATAGTTACAAATTCGTCTGTGCTAGTAGGATACGCTAAACCAAACTGTTCACTTCCTTCAATACCTGATGACGCAAAGTTAACTTTTAATATATCGCCGTTACGAACTGCTCCGCCAGCACTGTTACCTGTACTAGCAATACTGTTAATCTCGTAAAGTTTTGTTGCTCTTGAGAATACAATATCAAACGTAGCACCGCCTACACCATTAACTGATAAGTTAGTCATAGGAGTTACATCGTCTGTCCAGCCTGTAATGCTTGCCATTTCACCACTTGAAATAGCAACGTCTAATACTTCGCCACTTGGTCCAACTGCCACAATTTGTAATTGAACTGCGATAGTAGAAGTTCCTGGAACAGTAACGTCAACAACATCACCTGGCGCATAGCCAGTACCTCCTGTGTTAACAGTAACCTTTTTAGGAATCAACGCACGTTCGTGTTTAATTTCAATAAGTGAATACTGCGATGGAATGTACTCGTAATCGTATATGTACATTGCCTGTTCACCTTTAGCAGTTACTTGAGCAATTTTAGCAGTTTGTACCATATCGTATGTTAAACGTACAGTGTCTGGAATTTCGTCTGGGTCAACGCCAATAGCAACCATACCCCAGTTACCGTAAATACTCGATCCGTTAAGTGAACGTATTTCGCCGCCATTGTCAGCAACGTATGATCTATGACAGTAATATGTAAACACTGATACAAGCTCACAAAGAGCATTGTTAGTAACATATACACCGTATGCCAAATCGTTAACTTGTGTAAAGTCGTTTGCTAGGATAGATCTGTTACCAGCAGTTTCAACAACAATTTGCGAACCAGTTGCTATGTTTGCTGTTGTTCTGTCACCTACCAATGAGTAAGATGCTTCAAATGGAGCAGCATCAGCCCCGCCATTAATAATGTCAACAATGTAATCAATATTTTGAGTACAAAGTGTGGTTGACCCAGGTTCTGCTATAAGACCAATATCTAGTGATTGCGTAATAGAACCCGCACTGTATTTTGTACCAGTGTCTGTACCTAATATTTGTTGTGCCAATACTGCACTTACAACAGTTTTGATGTATGTAATCGCAGCAACCGTTTCTGCTTTTTGTTCTGTAATTGCTTTTAACGCACTAGCATTATCGTAATACGAAATACCTGCGTCTACAGATTTTTCATAACTTTCATTATCTAAATCTTCAATTAACGCATCAACAATGAATCCAACATCTCTGTAACAAATTGCTTCGTCGTATGTAAATGCTAAGTTATTGTTAATGTAACTAATAGTGTTTGTAATAATAGTTGTTCTATTAGTTTGGATGTTTGAATAAGCCGCTTGTAAATCTGCTGATGTCCAAGTAATACTTGGTAACGTTTCTGCTGGTAAGCCGTTAATGTTACCTGCTGTGATTACATCTTCAATAATTTGTACTAAGCCGTCTAATGTAGTTGCTTCACTAGCAGTAGCATTACCTGCTGATGTATCTTGTGAAGTAGCATTTCCGCTACTTGGTGTTACAGCATTACCTTGTACAATATCACCAATTACGCCTGCCATATGATTGTAAGCGGCTACTGTAGCAGGACCTTCTCCTGCGCCTAGTTGACTTACTGCTCCAACAAAGTATGCTTGTGCCGCTGTACGTGTAGCACTGTTACCACCGTATAGTATGTCATAAGATAAAGCATCAACAATATATCCTGTGTCACGTGAACAATCAGTTTGATCATATGTTAGTGCTGGATAGTTTACGCCAATCCAAGCAATAACTTCGTCACGTATAAACTGTCTGTTGTTTCTTAACTGATCGTGAGCATTTTGAAGATCTTGTGATACTCCAGCTGGTGCTGGGAACACTAACGCATCTGCGTTTCCTACACCGTTGCTTAAAATGTCTGTTACTTCGTTAAATGCCGCTGTAACTCTTGCTACTGCTGTAGCACTAGAAGCAACATTAGTTAACGTAATAGTATCATCTCTTGCTTCGTTGATAGCGTCAACTGTTTTAGTTAACTGTGGACCTTGTACTTCTGTAGCATTAGCACGTTGGTATGCTAAACCAGCAGTTACAGCATTATAGTTAGTACCTAATGCCTGGTCCATACTTGCCGCGTCTAATATTAATCCTGTATCACGCTCACACTTGGTTTGATCATATGTGAATACAGAGTAGTTAGCATTGATGTAACCAATAATTTCTGCTTGTATAAATTCTTTGTTAAGTGTTAATAACGACTTAGCATTTGTATTTTGGTTAGGTACAAGTCCTGTAGTAATACCTGCGTTTACAAACGGAGTGTTAGCATCAAAGATTAATGTACAATCACCTGTAACATTGTTCTTGTTAATAATATCGTTAATTTGATAACGCTTGCCGTTTCTAACAATAATAGTTGGAAGTGAAGGGAAACGTTTAAAGTTTCCATCACGCTCGTCTCTAATTCGAGCAGCAACTTCTGTTGAAGTATTACCTACGCCTTGCGGATTGCCAGCACCATCATCGTACAAGTAGCCTTGTAAGTTACTTACTTTACCGTCGATAAAGATACCGCCGCCAAAACGTTGTGTATCACCTAGTGAACGTGTAAACGATGCCGCAGTTTGTGTATATGGCGATTTAGTTTGTACTTGGCCATCTGGATCAAGCACTTCCATAAATCCACCGTGGTCTTGACAAGTAAATCCACTAATAAATGTTGCGTTGTTCATTAGTAGGATATCCATGTCTCTGTTGTTTAACGGAGTACTGTTAATATCTTCAGGATCTGTTAAGTAATGATAACCATATTCAACTGCGTCAATACTGCCAATATATGTATTTAGGTTGATTTCTGTTTCGCCAGTTTGAGCATAGTTTGTGTATTGACGAACATTGTAGTCAATACCTGTAAAGAACTCGCCTTGACAAAGTATTAAAGCAAATGTGTTTGAAGTATCTGATGTTTGAACAATACCTCTAGCACCTGTTAGGTCTTGTTTAATAACATCGCCTGCGTTAAGTGTTACAACACTGTTTAATGTAATGTATTGTTTCTTAGCACCTGCGTTACCGTCGTATGCTCTATCTCTACGGAAGTAAGTTTTAGCCCATGGAGATTTTGAAACAGCATCTTTTGGTCTTAAGATAACACGTCTAAAGTGGTCACCGCTTACAGATAAGTTTTCAGCCATTCTAATTGGATAGTCTTCTTCGTACTGACCTGATTCAATCATTAATGTAATTTGTACATCAGCAACAGCATTACCAAATTCAACTTCGTCTGCTGTTTGGAAGTTAGCACCCGGTGTTAACAATTCGTAGCGAATAACATCACTAGTAAATGGATTAGCACGTTGAGTATAGTTTAGAATACGACCACGTACATCACGTCCTGTAATTAAACGTGTTGTAATAATCTTACCTGGAATAATATTGTTGTTGTTAAAGTCTGCGTTGTCTGTGTTGTCGCCTGCCTGGTCAATAACAGTTCCGTCATGATTGAGTTGAATATCAAATACGTTAGGTTGGCCTGCTACTGCTTGAGGAGGAATAACTACTTTTGCTGGGTAGTCTGGACCTTTATAAGTAATAACTTGACGATATGGTCCTGACATTGGTTTAACACCTGGGCGAGCAACCGGATCGTAAGGAATAACAAAGTCTTCACCTGGATCCATGTTAATGCGGTCAAAGTCAGTAAATGTAATACTGTCGTCACCGTAAATAATACGTTCAGCGTAACGAGCAGCATGACCTACAGTTTTAAATGCTGTAGCAAACGAGCGTCCAATTGAGTCAGGTGGAACGTTTACCATGTTGTCATCACCATTTTCCCAACTTACAAATAAGTTAGTTTTACTTACTGGAGTTGACTTATCTACATAGTATTTGGTCGCTGCTAATAAATCTGGAGCATAACGATCTACAACGTAGGTATTTAAAGCACCACTAGTTGTACCGCTAACAGAATCAAGTTCACTCATACTCCAAGATGCCCAATCGCCTATTACTTGTACTATTTGCGTATTAGTAAAGTCGTCTTTGACTTGTGCTGTAGCACCTGTGTTTGCTTGTATTAAATCTTCATCTTTAACTACTGTAACAGGACTGTTAAAAATAATTGTAAATCCGCTCGGTGTTCCATCTCCAGTTAGTTCACCTGGGTGGTCTGATAACTGTAAGTAGCCTTCCATTGCGTCGCCCTGTCTGCGAACAACTGCTTCTCTTGGAAGTGCTTCGTCTAAATTATATAAGCCTCTTAAACTACTGTCAAATTTACTGTCAACTAAGTAACACGCACCAATAGGAGTTGAAGCATTTACGTAGCCAACACCACCTTTCTTAGCGCCGACTTTGTTTGTGTATAATTTAATAATATCTTCTTCAAAGAAAATTTCTTCTGCGTCTTGATTGTATACAGTTAAGATGTTAAATGTTGTAGCAGCCCAGTTACTTCCATCTGGTGAAGTGTCAATAACACCTCCAGTTACAGAGAATGTTCCTGATATACTTCTAATATAAATGTAAGGAGTGTTAGTAAGTGATTGAGCAATTACACCAGTAGCACCCGTTGCTTGCTGTCTAACATAATGTCCTCTTGTAAATGTGCCACTATTTGATAAACTAAATTTAAATGCCGAGTAACGTGGAACGTGAATATAGTATTCTGTTGTGTTGTCTAATCCAGCAGCAGTTCCAATAAATTTTACAGGCTTCCCGTCAGTGTCACTATCGTAGCCGTGATTTGGAATGGTAATGTTTCCGGCATCTATTGCGCTAATTGCTGCAAGAGGCGCACTAGTAGGTTCTGCTCTTAGCCCTAAAGAACCTTCCATAACGTCATGTGCTGACGCAATATATTTGTCATCAGCAAACTGTTTGTCAATAACAATATCTTGAATAGTGTAATTAGTATTGTAATCTAAGTTGGCTCGGTTAACCATCTTTTCAGTAGTATCAATACCAATAATACCGTGAGCAAAACCTAAAGAACGTTTACCGTGTAATGTTCCGCCTAATTCTGGAGTAGTATCTAGCACAACATTAGCACTAGTGTTTTCAATAAGGATAGCACCTTCTTCAGCATCAAAGTTTACATTAATACCTTGGCCGTCAGCGCCTTTAATTTCTTTAAAAACAATTCTATTACTACCAGCAACAGCATCTACAACTGGAATTTTATTTAATTCGCCATCTAAACTATTAGGAGTGTCTTCAAGATCAACAAAGCCAATTGCTCCGCCTTGACCTAAGAAGCCATAAATTTCGTTAAAGTTTTGGTTTACTTTGTTAAACGACTCGCGAATACTATCACCAGTGCCGTCATTACCTTCAACACCAATGTTAATCTCTTTTCTTGCCATGTAGAATTCTCCGTTTGTGGGCTAAAATTGCTTTAGTACTAGTATTTAGTAAAATATTTTATAATCTTAATGTAAATAGTATTATGTTCATTCGAGAATATACATTAAAGAAGTTGTACGAACGTGCTAGTAAATTAGGTAAACGTCACACATATTACCGTGATGTTACTATAGTTGTACTAAGATGCGATAGTTGTGATACTGAATTTGAAAGGAAAAGAGGCAATATGGATCCTAAACGTCTAAACAATAACTATTTTCACGTTTGTTCTAAATGTGATGCTAAAGTTTTCGCGCAAAAGAAAGGCGTGGAACGCAAACAAGTTTGGAATCTCCACGCCTCTAGCGATATACCAATTAGTAAATTATAATTATTCAGACTTCCAAAGTGTCCAAGCACCGTAAGCAATAGCACCATATGCTAC